GTAGGGACAAAATCAGTCTTCAACAAAATCAAAATCAAAATCAATGAATCACATTCTGACATTGACAGAAATCATGAAGGACACGTGGCAGACATCCTGCACACCTGCCTTGATAATTTGCCTGACACTGACCGCATTATTCAGGGTGATTTTATCGGGTTCGGTGGTGAGCAGGAATACACACCAAATACCATCACTTATCGGTTTGCCAGTGTTGTGGATGAATCAATCATTATTGCACCCCATACAGAGTATGAGGCAGAAAATGATTTACGGGATGCCATCGCGTCACCCCTTATGGATCAACCCGAATCAACCGACTTTTGTAAATTCATCATGCCTGATGCCGGAACGTTCACTGGCACCCTGTATGAGTACGGAAATGAATTTGATTTGAATGAGGTTGTCAAGTTTGCTAAGGTCATGGCAGACATGGTTGAATTCGTCAGTCCGAAGGATGCCAAGCAGTATAAGAAAGAATTGAATGCCTGCATCCGTGAAGGATCAGAGATTGATGCCACCGAGTGGGATAATCCAAACCTGATCAATTTTTGGAAATTGGTCAAGTCCATTAAAGAGGATGCCCTTTACCAGTGTCGGCATCGATTCGGTCCTGAGTCCTATATCGGATTTGACCAAGTGGATGCCGAGGGGTATGTGATGCACACTGAATCAGGATCATGGAAATTGGTCAACCGTGAAGTTTTCAGTCATGCCAATTTTAACATGGGGGTTGGTGCATGACCACATCGTGTGCCACTCCATGAAGTGCACACATTTTCCCCACACGACCCCAAAATCGTGTATTATATAAATGTTCAAACGAAGCAACCCACATGACCGCAACTCCGATGACCAAAACCAATCAACCGACTTGGGAAGGATACAACGGATGGGCAAATTATGAAACATGGAATGCGTCTCTTTGGATCAACAACACACGGGGTCTTATGGACCTTGCTATGGACTGCACCTCTTATCAAGAATTTATTTCTGTGGTAGGATGTGAATTCACATTCGATGGTGTTCGTTGGGATGATCCTAAAATCGATCATGAGGAGATGGATGAAATGCTGGATGAATTGCACGATTGAATTTATGGGAGTGGGGGTGCCCTTAAAGATCCCCCAACCGTAAACCCTGCTTTTTTTATCATGTCCATTGAAGGTGCTCTTTATGCTTTTGAACTTGCAACCACTGCTGCAGAAATTCAAGAGGTCTTAGAGGCAATTGATCAAGAACTTGATTAATCACCACTGATGCACACACCCCCCACACCACGGGGGGTTTTTTTATGCCATTCGTGTTGAGCATTCGTTCGTAATTTCACAGTCTTGCGGGTGTGCCCCCGTGCGGTGTTAAAAATCGATGACTCCCCTAACCTACAAAGTGTTACGGAAGGCAGCTATAAGTACCTTCCTATATAAAAAAATTTTTCCCTATATAAAAACGACAAGGAGGTTGGGGTTGTATGAAAAAAAATTCCGATAAAATTTTCACGTCGATAGAGATTGATACAATAACGGGAGAGTATTATACTGTTATACCAGAGCAATTCATCAATGAATTCGAATGGTATGAAGAGACTCGATTAAGATGGTTAATAGATGGGGATGAAGTTATAATAAAAGAAGAAGAATAACTTGACAAGTCGCTATATAAACTGATATAATTGATGTGTAATTACAAGACGTTATGGCTAAAGGATTTACGGTAAAGGCAAAATCGCCTACCACAGCAAAGAAAGCACAAGAATGGGATTACGATAAAGCAAAAGAACTGGTCAAGGGGAAGGCAGTCGTATTCTGTCTACCAGGAAGAGGAGTATCATTCACATTCTTAAAAGCATTTGTACAACTTTGCTTTGACTTAGTACAATCTGGAGCGAGCATTCAAATTTCGCAGGATTATTCATCGATGGTAAACTTTGCAAGATGCAAGTGCTTAGGTGCGAATGTACTGCGAGGACCTGAACAGAAACCATGGGATGGAAAATTAAAATATGATTGGCAGTTATGGATTGATTCCGATATTGTATTCAATACTGAAAAGTTTTGGCAATTAATTCTCATGGAGAAAGACATTGCAGGTGGATGGTATGCAACAGAGGATGGAAAAACGACAAGTGTTGCACACTGGTTAGATGAGGAAGACTTCAGAAGTAATGGTGGAGTAATGAATCATGAAACAGTTGAAAGTATCTCAAAGCGTCGTAAACCATTCACAGTTGATTATACAGGATTCGGATGGTTATTAATCAAGAATGGAGTATTCGAACACGAAGGACTACCTTATCCATGGTTCGCTCCCAAGATGCAAGTCTTCGAGAGTGGTGAAGTACAGGATATGTGTGGAGAAGATGTCTCATTTTGTCTTGATGCAAAGGAGGCAGGTTTCGAAATCTGGTGTGATCCAAGAGTTCGCGTAGGGCACGAAAAAACCAGGGTAATTTAAATGGTCACTCGTAGAGAATTTCATAGAATTCTTATAGATGATAAAATTTTGTTTGATAAACTAGGACAATCAGAATTTTTTGAACGTATGGAGGAGTTGTCGATTCAATTTTATCAGACAGGTTCTCCAGATCCTAGTACAATACACACTGAACTTATTATAGAGGAAGACTAATGGCTGTAAAATCAAAGACAGGACTGATGGGTGGAGTTTATGTGGAGACACAACCGAAAAAAACTCGTCAAGGTAATGGAAAACACACGAAGTATTCTGCAACCTCGCGTAACTCGGCTCGTAAAGCCTATAGAGGGCAAGGAAAATGACCGAAGTGCCTCGAAAGGGGCACTTTTTTTAATATAAATTATGGATATTACTCCAATTTTTCCTCAATTATTATTTTCTTGTACAATTCCCGTCCCTGAAGGACTTATAGAGTACTGTTCTATACTAAAGGAAGGTAAGAAAGAGTATCGTAGTCTATTTGGTGGATGGGAAACTCCTAATGATTTGTATCGTAATGAAGATTTTGTTAATAAATTCTTAAAACCCTATTTTTTACCTAAATTTAATGATGAACTTAGGTCCATTAAGTTTCCAAAATGGAAATTTAATTCATGTTGGATAGCTCAATTACATCAGAATGGTTATCATGTGAGTCATATCCATGCTAATACTGATATAGCATTTGTATGGTACCTTAAAATTTCTGAGAATAAGGGAGGGCATCTCTCAATACGTAATCCTTATGAATATCAATCTCATAATTTGATATCAAACTTAGATGAAAAAATAAATCAAGAATTAAATTTATATCCTGCCTTTAATATTGCACCCAGAGAAGGATTACTTTTGATGTTTCCTGCCTACTTATATCATAGTGTATTACCATCAACAGCAGATAATAGAATAGCAATGTCTGGTAATATATTAATTGTTAACAATTGAGTTATAAATAAAGAAAAACTCTTTGTCATAATGGCAGTTACCAGGATATCACGGGCATTTAAGGACATTACACTGTCTTTTGATCCTCATCCTATCACAAAAGATTTACAAATATTAAAGAATGAGAATGCGATTCGTAGATCTGTACGAAATATTGTTGAAACCATCCCAACTGAAAGATTTTTTAACTCATTATTTGGTTCTGATGTTCGGGATAGTTTATTTGACTTCGTTGACTTTGGTACCGCATCAATTATTGCAGATCAAATTGAAATTGCCGTTACAAACTTTGAGACTAGAGTAGATAATGTTGCAGTAACAGTGAATCCACAACCAGATCTTAATAGTTTTGAGTGTACTATTACATTTGATATTATAGGGCAACAATTTCCAACTCAAGAATACTCATTCCTATTAGAAGCAACCAGATAATATGCCTTTTACCAAATTTACAGACCTAGATTTTGATCAAATAAAGACTTCTATTAAAGATTATCTTCGTGCTAATTCTGATTTCACGGATTTTGATTTTGAGGGGTCTAATTTCTCTGTTTTAATTGATACATTAGCATATAATACGTATATTAGTGCATTTAACTCAAATATGATTGTTAATGAGTCCTTTTTAGACTCTGCAACATTAAGAGAAAATGTCGTCTCTTTGGCAAGAAACATTGGTTATGTACCACGCTCCAGAACGTCAGCAAAGGCAGAAATAAGTTTTACAGTAGAAAGACCTTCTGGGGATACTTCGACCCAGGTAGTCCTTCGTAGGGGTGTTATATGCGTAGGTAATGCTGGAAATACGTCTTATACATTTTCAACAACAGAAGATATCACAAGAAATTTTGTTAACGGTGTAGCAACGTTTAGTAATATTGAGATATATGAAGGGTCTTACCTGTCTCAACAGTTTGAATATGATGGATCCCTTGATCAGAAGTTTATTTTAGATAATTCATATATTGATACTTCTACACTTAAGGTTTATATCAATCCAGATACTGATGAATTGGGAATAGAATACTTTTTAGCTGATGATATTATTGATGTAACCTCTAAATCACAAATTTATTTGTTACAAGAAGTACAAGATGAGAAATATCAACTACTTTTTGGTGATGGAATCATTGGTAAGAAGTTAGGAACAGGTCCAAATCATGATGGTAAGATAATTACTGCCAATTATATCATTACTAGTGGAAAAGAAGGTAATGGTGTTAGTAATCTTCAGTTTTCTGGTAGTTTAGAACTGTCAAGTGGAGCATTTTTCAACTCAGATGTATCAATAATAGTAGATCAAGCATCTCAAAATGGAGCTGATATTGAAACAATTGATTCAATTAAGTATTTTGCACCAAAAATCTATTCATCTCAGAGTAGAGCAGTAACTGGACGTGATTATGAAACAATTATTAAGAAAATTTACCCTGATACAGAGTCAGTTTCAGTTGTTGGTGGTGAAGAATTAGATCCACCTCAATATGGAACGGTAGAAATTAGCATTAAACCCAAAAATGGTACATTTGTATCTGATTTTAACAAAGCTAGGATATTATCCCAACTAAAACAGTATTGTGTTTCTGGAATTAATCAAAAAATCACTGATCTTAAGATACTTTATGTCGAAATTGAGTCTGCAATTTATTATAATTACAACAAAGTGTCTACAAGTGAAGCATTAAAAACTAAAGTAATTGATTCACTGACAACATATTCAAATTCTATAGATCTTAATGCATTTGGTGGAAGATTTAAATACAGTAAGATACAGCAGGTAATTGATAATACTGATGATGCAATAACTTCTAATATTACAAGAGTAAGAATAAGAAGAGATTTGAAGGCATTAGTTAATCAATTTGCACAATATGAGATATGTTATGGTAATCAATTCTATGTGAATAGTAGTGGATATAACATTAGATCTACTGGATTTAAGATTGAGGGAGAACCAGATACTGTATATTTGACGGATATTCCTAATGAGGATAAAAAAACTGGAATTATATCTATAGTAAAACAAGTTGATAATGATGTTACAAGAGTTATTGTACAATCTGCTGGAACAGTTGATTATACGAAAGGTGATGTTGTATTGACTACGATAAAGATTATGTCAACAGAATTACCAAATAATATTGTTGAAATACAAGCATATCCAGATTCAAATGATGTGATTGGATTGAAAGATCTGTATCTCAATTTTAGCATCGGAGAAAGCACAATAAATATGGTAAGAGATGTTATTTCTTCTGGTGATGAAGTATCAGGAACTGTATTTGCTAGAGATTATTATACATCAAGCTACTCAACCGCGAATCTAATAAGAAAGTAAGAATATGATACAAACTGGATTTGAATCTAAGGTTAAGGTTCAACAGATTATCAATAATCAACTTCCCGAATTTCTATTGGATGAAAATCCAAAGGCAGTAGATTTTTTCAAACAGTATTATATTTCGCAAGAATATCAAGGTGGTCCAGTTGATATTACGGATAATTTAGATCAATATTTAAAAGTTGATAATTTAATTCCAGAAGTAGTTGTTGATAGTGCAACTACAGTTGGTATTGTCACTAGTGGTGATACTTCGATTACTGTTAGTCATACAAAAGGATTTCCATCACAATATGGATTAATAAAGATTGATGATGAAATTATCACGTATACAAGCATTGATACCGATAATGTAACACTTTTAGGATGTAAACGTGGATTTAGTGGTATTACCTCTTATCACAGCAGTTCAAACCAAGAAGAACTTGTATTTTCAAGTACTTCAGCAGCAGAACACAGTTCAAGTTCATCTATACAAAATCTAAGTACATTATTTTTAAAGGAATTCTATAAAAAATTAAAATATTCTTTTGTACCTGGATTAGAAGATGTCAATCTTGTAACTGATTTAGATATTGGTAATTTTATAAAAGAAGCACAATCATTATATAAATCAAAAGGATCTAATGAATCTTTTAGGATTCTTTTTAATGTACTTTATGGTGTAGAACCAAGAATAGTAAATTTAGAAGATTATATAATTAAACCGTCTGCAGCAGAATATGTTAGAAGGGAAATTGCAATTGCAGAAGTAATTTCTGGAGATCCTAGTAAATTAGTAGGACAAACCATTACAAAATCTACAGATCCTGCTACTACTGCATCAATATCTTTAATAGAAGCATTTACTAGAGATAATAAGCAATATTTTAAACTTGAATTTTTCATTGGTTATGATGAATCAGCTACTGTTACTGGAACTTTTGATATTACTCCCAGTACAAAAAATCTTGAACCAGTATCAGTCGGATCTTCTGTAATTTCAGTCGATTCTACAGTTGGATTTGCCAAGACTGGAATGGTAATATCTGGTATTAATAGCATTACATATACAAGTAAGAGTATTAATCAATTTGTAGGATGTACTTGGTCTTCACCTTCTGGTGAATTAAGTGATATTTCTAGTGGTTCTAATATAAGATCTGATGAGATTTATTATGGATATGAAAATGGAGATACTTCTAAAAGAGTAGAAATAAGATTAACAGGAGTACTATCTGATTTTGTACAAGTATCTGATGTTTTAAGAGTTGCCGAAGGTGATACAATCTTTGTTAAAAATATTGGTGATTTAATCAAAAACCCTGATACAAAATATCCTACGAAAACATATAAAGAGATTTTTGCTAATTCTTGGATATACAATACTAGTTCAACATATGAAATAGAAAGTTTCTTTAAAAATTTAACATTAACTTTAAAAAGTGATATTGATAAATCAAGTCTAAAACAAGGTGATAGGGTTGAAATTGTTGCTGGAATTGGAACAACTAATGCAGGTAAGGTAGTTTATCCAACAGGTGGAAATGCAGCTCCTCGTGTTGATTTTATTGAGGATAAATCAGTTAGTTTAGTTGGATTTAATAGTTCATTTTTAGATTCGAATTTAGAGTATACTCTAAGAAGAAAGGTTAATAAGGCAAATAGTTCATTAGTTCCGATTGAATTTGGAAACGATACTATCATATCTGATGTACAGAATGTATATACTACAACTGATAATGAATATGCCTATGTTGCATCTAATTCATTACCTTCTGGTTCTGGTGAAGTCGGAGTTACGACAGTTTATACACATCAAATAACAAAAAATATTAATACTGCTTCAATAAGTGATTCAAGTAGTTTAACTGATGTTAATACATTAGGAGATTATACGACAATCACATTTAGTGATAATGTTCCTTTTAAAACAGGAGATAGAGTATATTATGATTCAAGTACTCCTTTAACTGGATTAGTGTCTGGAACATATTATGTTGAAGTTTTAAGTGATAAGAAAAAAATTAAATTATATAATTCGGCAATTTTTATAGGAACTACTAGTTTTGTAACATTTACAGCACCAGATACTGGGTTTGGTACTCATAATTTTACATTATTCTCTCAAAAATCTGGAGAAATTGGTGCTCAAAATTTATTTAAGAAGTTTCCATTACCAACAAACAATGAAAATGGGACTAAAGAGACAACTCTTGCAGGATCTACTGGATTATTGATTAATGGTGTAGAAATTAATAACTACAAATCATTAGATAGAGTCTTTTATGGACCAGTAGAATCTATAAGTGTATTAAATGGTGGTAGTAATTATGATGTTATTAATTTACCATCATCAACTGTTTCTACTGGTATAGGAACAACAGCATTAGTACGATTAGTAATTGGTGGTGAAATTAAAAAAGTTGATGTAGATACTTTAAATTTTGATATTGAAGGAGTTAATTCTACTAAAGTTAGTGGTGGTAATGGTACTGGAGCTGTTCTTGAGACACGTATTATTAATAAAGCCAGAGAAGTATCATTCTCTGGTAGTAGAACTATTGATGGTGGAGGAGTTGATGATAGTACTGACCAGATTACGTTTTTAACGGATCATAATTTTACAAATGGGCAAGAAGTAATATACGATGCTAATGGAAATACTGGGATAGGAGTTGGTATTGGAACATCATCATTAGTTAATAATGCATCTTATTATGTAAAAGTTGATAATAATACAACTATTCAACTATATCCTACTTCTTTAGATTATACTAATGCAACCAATCTTGTAGGATTGAGTACTTTATATACTGCTGGAATTCATAAATTTAAAACTACAAATAAACGTAAAACTATATCAGAAGTTGTTGTACTTGATGGTGGTAGTGGATATACCAATAGAAAATTAATTGTCAAACCAGCAGGAATATCTACAACTAAGAATACAATTAATTTTAAAAATCATGGGTTTAATGATGGTGATATAATTGATTATACTTATGATACTACAACTATTGAAGGACTTTCTGTTGAAGATGATTATTATATTTTAAAAATAGATGATGATAAGTTCCAATTAGCAAATCTTGGAATTTCCGAGCAAAATCTTGGATCTGTCTATTTTGATGGTTCTAGTGATCATTTGAATCTTGACGCATCTAGTGATTTTGCCTTCGGAACGGATGATTTCACTATTGAATGTTGGATAAAGACAGCAGTTCATTCAAATGATAGTGGTAGAAATCGTCGTATTTGGAATACAGATGGACCAACTGGTCATGCTGTAGGTAATTTGCAAATAATGGTTACAAATTCACCTGCAGGAGTAATATGGCTTTTTGATGATAATACCAATCTTAATACTGCTGGTAAAGGAACTACTGTCGTTAGTGATGATCTTTGGCATCATATTGCTGTATCTCGTGAATCTGGAGTATTGAAGTTATTTGTTGATGGTTCACTAGATCTATCAGTAGCTTATACGACAAATGTAACTGCTAATTCAGGTGCTCCAAGAGTTAGACTTGGTAGTTTTGATGGTAGTGCTGGTGATTTTGATGGAAATATTTCAAATCTTCGTGTAAATAAGGGAACTGCACTTTATACAAAAGAATTTGTACCATCTAGGAGACCACTTAAGAATGTATCTGGTACAGTACTTCTATCTTGCAAGAATTCTAAATCAGTATCTCAATATGATATTTCACCTACAAAGATAACAAATACTGGTGCTGGTGTAAGTGAATCATATCCATTTACTCTTGCTAGTGGTCAAGATTATTATTATAAGAGTCGAGAATCTGTTGATATTACTAGTGTTGGTGTTGGATATCAAAACTTTGCTTATCCAGACATTCAAGTTGCTGTAACATATACTTCAGTTGGTGTAGGTACTGTAACACAGACACAGACAGTTACAGCAACTCCTGTAGTTAGAGGTAGCATTATTGATACCTATGTGTATGAAGTTGGAACTGGATATGGTTCAAGTATCTTGAACTTTGAGAAGAAGCCAATAATAACCATAAAAAATGGTAGACAAGCTCAATTAAAACCTATTGTAGTAGATGGAGAGATTAATTCTGTTAATATACAATTTGGAGGATTTGAATATTATTCAATTCCAGATTTAAACATAATTGATTCTAGTGGATTGGGATCTGGTGCTGAACTGAGACCTATTATAACTAACGGAAAAATAACTGATGTTAAGGTTGTAAATGCTGGTATAGGATATTCTTCTGCTTCTACTTCAATTCAAGTAAAAGCTAGCGGAAATGGTGCATCTTTTGATCCTCAAGTTAGAGTATTACATGCAAACAATGCTTATAAATTTGGAGATGAAATATTCAAAGAAACCACAAACAAGTTACAATATACTGTTTGTGGGTATTTTGCTGGATTAAGATCTGTATTTAAAGAGGATTCAAACTTTGCCTCTAAGATAATTGGTTGGGCTTATGATGGAAATCCAATATATGGTCCATATGGACATCAAGATATATCCAATACAAGTTCTTCTCCAATACGTTTAAAGTCTGGTTATATACTTAATTCTGCTAATATTGAGAATAGACCACCAGGATTTGCTGATGGGTTCTTTGTAGAAGATTATGAATACAATAATTCCGGAGATTTAGACGAACATAACGGTAGATTTACCAAAACTCAAGATTTCCCTAATGGAGTTTATGCTTATTTTGCTACTATTGCTCCTAATGGAAGTCCACAATTCCCATATTTTATTGGTAATAAGTATAGAGCAAATACTTTAGAAGAAAATATAACTCTTGATCAGACATTTGATTTCAATAATTTCCCATATAAAGTAAATGATATTTTTGCAGGAAATGACTTCTTAATTGAAACAAACGAAGTTTCAAGACAAAGAGCAGTTATTGAGTCGGTAAGTGATGGTCCAATCAATGAAATTGAAATTATTAATTCCGGATCAAACTATAAAGTAAATGATACTTTGAATTTTGATAGTGATGACACTGAAGGTGATGGAATTAGTGCAAAGGTATCTTCAATATTTGGAGAAGATGTTTATGATATACAAACTTCAGTAGAAACTTATAATGATGCAATTTTCACTTGGAATGATGAGAATGAAGTAAAAGTTACCATTTTACCTCAACACAATTTAAGAAATGAGGAAAATGTTGTAATTTCAGGATTTAGTAGTGCTTTATCTCAACTGAATAATTCTTATGAGATAGGAATTACTTCTTATTATTCTAATCTTTCTACACCTATTACTGCTGGAGCAGCAACAACAGAGATATATGTTACACAGATTCCTTCATCTGTATCTGCTGGAAGTAGTATTGTTATTGGGAATGAAACTTTACGTGTATTAAACATATTTGAAAATCTTAATGTACTTAGAGTAGAAAGAGGCGCAGGTTTATCTGGAACGGGACATACTGCAACATCTAAAGTTTCATATATTCCAGATTCATTCACAGTTCCTCAAAATATCAATTATTTTGAATCTTCTGTAAACGACAAGGTATATTTCAATCCCAGAGAGTCTGTAGGTGTAGGTACTACAGTTGGAATCTCAAGTTCCATGACATTTATATTTGGCGATGCATCAATTACAAGAGATATTCCAACAAAACGAATTTATATTGAAAATCATCCATTTGTAACTAATCAACCAGTTAATTTGGTAGTACCTCCTGGTGGTGCTCTTTCAATTTCGGATACTCCAACACAAACTCCATATGATTTACCAATTAGTGGACTTACTACAACTGTATACATTACAAATAAAACAATACACACTGTTGGAATAAGAACAGGTGTTGGTGCAGGATTTACAGATGTATTCTTCCGTAATAACGGTGCTGATGATGATAATTACTACTTTGAAAGTATATTCGCTCAGAAAAAGGCAAAAGTTGAAAGAATTAATTCTGTTGTTTCAATTTCTACTGTTGGAATCGCTACACCAGCAGTGGGAGGTAGTTTCCATGGATTGATTGAGGGTGATTCTGTTAATTTAATTGTTCAACCCAAACTTGAACGTGGTGTTGGTTCTGCTACAACAGTATTTGTTAAAAGAGATGCAATTACTGAGAATATTGTAGTTGATCCAATTATAATTGACCCTGCTAATATTGATACTGTAACTAATCAAATTACAATTAGTTCTCATGAATTAATTACTGGGGATAAAGTCAGTTATGCTGCTTCATTACCTGCTGCAGGATTATCTACAGGAACTTATTTTGCTTTTAGAGTAAATGATGATACCATTCAACTTACTGAAACATATAGTGATTCCACAAAGAATCCTCCAACTGTAGTAAGTATTGCAAATACTGGTGGTGGATCTCAAACACTTTCTCGTGTAAATCCAAGAATTCAGTCAGTTAAGGATAATAGTTTAGTCTTTGATTTGACAGATTCTACATTATCTGGTTATCAGTTAAAGGTTTATTATGATAATCAATTTAAGAATGAATTTGTTTCTACTGGTGCTACTAGTGGAATTACTGTTAGTGGTGTAGGAACTGCTGGTGTTACTGCTGATGCTGCATTAACAATTAATTATAATACTGATGCTACTAATGATTTACCAGTACGTTTGTATTATAACTTAGAAAAATCAGGATTTATTAGTACTGCAGATACTGAAGTAAGAAATCATTCTGAAATATTATATACTAATAGTTCTTATAATTCAGATTATGTAATTTCTGGTATTGGAGTAACAACTTTCAACATTGCTCTTAATGAAGTTCCAGAACAATTATCATATGGTTCTTCAGAATGCTCTACTCTAAAATATACTACTGATTCATTAACTGCAAAAGGTCCTATTAGCAAAGTTAATATTGTTTCTGGAGGAAGTGGATATAAGAAGCTACCAGCTTTTGTAGGTTCTTCAAGTACTATTGCATCTGATGCAAATATATTAGCAAAATCAACCAAAGTAGGTAATGTAAATCAAATAAGAATTCT